CATAACAGGAACCCAGGACCAGTGGCTCACAGGTGCTCCTGAGATTTCGTATTTTACGTCTATATTTAAAAGACATAGCCAATTCTCTACTGAGGCAGTACAATTACCTCTTTCGGGTGATATACAATTAGGAAGCTTATTAAAATGTCGTGTACCCGGCAACGTGGGAGATTTGGTTAGAAGTACTATACTTAAAATAGAAGTGGAAACTCTTTCAGGGAGTTCTAATCTATACAATACGTCTATAGGTACTCATGTTATTCAGTACGCCGATTTGAAGATAGGAGGACAAACAATAGAACGTATAACCGGTGATTTCATATACATGTACAATCAATTAAATAACAACACAGATGAAACTGGAACAACTTTATATTACCTAACTAGTCATAACAGGTTATCTAATCCAACTACGGAATTATATGTACATCTTCCATTTTATTTCTTCAGGAACCCAAGTTTAGCTATACCCGTGTGTGCTATAACTAAACAACTCGTAGAAATAGATATAAAATTCAGGGATGTCGACGACGATATATCTTTTAACTACACATCATCAAATTCTATAAATGTAAGAAAAAGAACTACAAATGGAGGTATAAAAAATGCTTCCATCATAACAGATTTTTATTTTGTTTCCGAGGATGAACGAAACTTTTTACTCACGAGACCTATAGAATATTTAATCACACAATTACAAGTATCTAAATTGGTATATAAACCAAATGAATCAAAAAAATCCGCACTTTTAAAATTTAAAAATCCAGTCAAAGAGATGTTTTTTGTGGCAAAAGAAGAATATTCTGAAAACCCATATCAAGTAGAATGGTACCAAGTGGGATCTAATCTAAACGGTATAGAAGAAAACGAATCATTTGGATCGTCGGTTGCTATGAGTGCAGATGGAAAACGTATAGCTGTAGGAGCTATGAACCATAGTAGCGATGATGGTGAAGTACGCGTGTACGATAATGTGGAAGGTCAATGGACGCAAGTAGGACCATCTATTCCTGGTGCAACTAACGAGAGGTTTGGACAATCTATCTCTATATCTTCGGATGGTATGCGAGTAGCCGTGGGTGCAGCTTATGGTACCGAAACGATAAAGGTTTATGAATACTCGAACGCGTCTTGGAACAAAATATTTGAAGCGAGTGGAGTTTCAGGTGATCAATTCGGGAAAACAATTTCTATATCATCGGATGGTAAACGTGTTGCGTCTGGTGCGTTAAGTGATACTACAAACACTGGATATGCTCGTGTTTATGATATAGATTCTCAAACATTATTAGTTCAGTTAGCAGGTGCGAGTACCAATGAATATTTTGGTTCGTCTGTTTCTCTGAATTCTGATGGTACACGATTAGCTGTAGGTGCTGATCAATACCAGAATGGTAATGGTTATGTAAAAATTTATACAGAATCTGAAGGTTCGTGGTCATCCTTGGGTCAAATTTCGGGAGAAAGTAATGGTGATAGATTCGGACATGCAGTTTCAATCTCTTCAAATGGAAATCGCGTCGCCGTAGGAGCATATGTACATGCTAGCAATCGAGGACATGTCCGTATTTACGAATATTCGGGTGGTACTTGGAATAAAATTGGAATTGATTTAGACGGTGAAGGTTCTGGTGATGAATTTGGGTTTAGTGTATCATTATCATCTAACGGTAAACGTGTTATGGCCGGTGGCCCAAAGTATGAGAGTGATGATAGAGGTGTTGTGAAAGTGTACGAAGAAACCGATGGAACTTGGAATCAAGTATTTTCGAATATTGGGGGAGGGGCGGGTGATAAAATGGGGAGAGTTGTATCCATGTCGAGTGATGGAAATGTTATAGTTGCAGGTTCTAGTTTGGCTACAAGTCAAGATGGAAAAGTTGTGGTATACACATGTGTGGTGTTTGAAAATCGTCTCATGGATACTACAACAAATGATCAAGCTTTAACACCCTTATCTACAACAATTCCTGGTACAAATACGTTTCAGATAACAAAATTAGGTCAAGACATCGACGGGGAGGCTGCGTATGACCAGTCTGGGTACTCGGTATCTATGTCCTCAGACGGCACGCGCATGGCGATCGGCGCCATAATGCCCCCCCAGGGCGGCGGCATCACCGGCGGGACCGGTAAGGTTCGGGTGTACGAATGGGACAATGTATCTTGGAGCCAGCTTGGCGCAGATATTGACGGCGAGAGTGCGGAAGACTACTTTGGCACTTCAGTGTCTATATCCTCTGACGGCACGCGCGTTGCGATCGGTGCACCATTTAATAACCCCACCAATACTGCTGCCGGCGACAGAGTCGGTCATGTGCGCGTGTACGAATGGGACAATGTATCTTGGAGCCAGGTGGGTGGCGATATTGATGGCGAGGCTGTGGGCGACCAGTCTGGGTACTCGGTATCTATGTCCTCAGACGGCACGCGGGTGGCGATCGGCGCTTTGTTTAACGACGGCACCGCCTCCAACGCCGGCCACGTGCGGGTCTATGAATACGATGCTACTTATGGTTGGAATAAAATTGGAAATGATATCGACGGCGAGGGTTATGGAGACCGGTCCGGGCGATCAGTATCTCTATCATCGGATGGCACGCGGGTGGCGATCGGTGCATATATTAACAACCCCACCAATAATGGTGCCGGCGTCGACATCGGCCATGTGCGTGTGTACTCAGAGAGCAGCGGGGCGTGGAGCCAGTTGGGTGGCGATATCGATGGCGAGGCGCGAGACGACTTGTCCGGGTGGTCAGTATCTATATCAGGAGACGGTACGCGGGTGGCGATCGGCGCTCCCTACAACGACCCTAGCACCGGTAATAACGCCGGCCACGTGCGTGTGTATGATTGGAACAATGTATCTTGGAGCCAGGTGGGCCAAGATATCGACGGCGAGGCTGCGGCCGACAACTCCGGGTGGTCGGTATCTCTATCATCGGATGGCACACATTTGGCGATAGGCTCTCCCTACAACGACCCTAGCACCGGCGATGACGCCGGCCACGTTCGGGTGTACGTCTACAACAGCGTCACTCCTGCGTGGGAGCAGGTAGGGTCAGATATAGACGGCGAGGCTTTGGACGACTTGTCCGGATACTCGCTATCTATGTCCTCAGACGGCACGCGCGTGGCGATCGGCACTCCTTTCAACGACGGCAATGGCATTTCGACCGGTCGGGTGCGTGTGTACTCTTTGACTGAAGCTAGCAATACAGATCAAACCATTAACATAATCTTATCAGGTAAACGTTCCGATTATAGATCGATAAAGAATATAAAATTTGATTGTAATGGTGAAACCATATTTGATCAAAGTGGGCAATATCTGGCATACGAACAATCACTTCGTCATCATACAGGGTGCCCGAGTCCCGTGTATGAATTTTATATGTACTCCTTTTCTCTTCAACCCGAGATGTATTACCCCACGGGACAATTAAACATGAGTCGTATAATACACAAAAAGATAGATGTTGAATTGGAAGATGTCTCGTCACTATCAAAAACTAACCTATCTATTTACGCCCAAAATTACAATGTACTTCACGTAGAAAGTGGTTTAGCGGGCTTAAAATTTTAACGTATAGTATTAGGAATGGCGGGACGATTACAACTCGCCACGAAGGGTACTCAGGATATATTCTTCACAGACGATCCAGAGTACACGCACTTCGTAAAAAATTTCAGGAAACATACAAACTTCGCGAAATATGAAGTAAACCATGAATTAGATGGAAACCTAGAATATGGAAGTACTTTAAGATGTACGATTCCTAACAATTGTGGTGATCTCATAAAAAACGTTAGTGTTCAGTTCGAACTTCCACCTCTCACGTTTGGTACTACGTATACATACATAGAATCTATAGGTCATGCGTTGATTGAATATATAGATTTGATCATAGGAGGTCAGGTTATTCAGAGAATACCAGCAGATTGGCTCCAGATACACTCCGAAAACTACATAACTCAGACGAAACAAACGAATTTGTCCAAATTAATAGGTAAATGTCCAGACGAACTTTCGGGAACAAATGTGAGTGATACAAAAATACAAGGATATTTGGGAACCGCAACTACTCCCCGAAAATGTATAGTAGACATACCTTTTTATTTTTATAATAATCCAGAATTGTCTATCCCTTTATGCGCACTTACCCGGCAAGAATGTGAAATAGAAATTAAATTAAACACCCGAGAAAAGTGTATAACCGATTTACCGGTGAGCGCTTCACCCAATAATACAACATTCAATGTTGTTGTTGAGAGTGGTGGGATGGCATATATAATAGACGGTGCTACCCACCCCACGCTTACATTGATAAAAGGGAACACGTATAATTTTACATACAATAAATCTGGGCATCCTTTCGCATTGAGAGAAACGGATGGAACATCATACGCGAATGGTTTAAGTTCGACAACGGATCCCGCAACTTTTACAGTTCCACTCGATGCGCCGAATACGTTAGAGTATTATTGCACACAGCATCCATCATCCATGAAAGGGACTATAAATCTAATTTCTTCAGGTATATATGATGTGGGTATAAACTCGATGTCTCTCCAGACAGAAATGGTACAACTCGGAGACCCAGAACGGATAAAATACCAATCCGAAGAAGTGAATCATATCATAACACAACTCCAAGTGAGTAGGGATAC